ACCCCCCAAATGCAGTTGTACCCCCGCCTTTACCGCTTCCCAAACCACCTAATGCACTCATGCCACTACCAATCAGCGAAGTCCCCCCGGTCATGGGTGCCAGGCCTAGACCAAGCATTGATCCTATCCCAGCACCCTTTAAACCCATGCCAGAACTTTTCCCGGCATTTTCGGAGGCTTCCATTTGCGCTTTCATCTGCTGGGCCTGCATGGTAGCGTTAAGCTGGGCATTATTAAGCGCCCTGGTATCGGCTGCGTGAATCCCTAATCCGGTAAACGCAGATCGGGGAGCATCAACCCAGGAAGATTGATATTTTTGGTTCATCATGTTATTCGTGAAATCTTTACCGAGAGTGGCGGCGTTAGTCCCTAAAGTTTTGGCCCGGCTAGATTCCAATCCGCCCAAAGCCCCATACATCGCCCCGCCACGGGGGGTAGTAGATAGAATATTCTCCCTACCTGTACTGTAAGCATCCTCAGTATTTCCCCGCATTAATTGATATGCGCTTGAATATCCAGGTAAGGTTGATATGTCATAATTCGGGTCATTTAAGAATTTCTCATATCCTTCCTGCATTTTAGAGCGGGCAGGCGTAACGAGGGAATTGAGATAATCGCCAATTTGCCCGGCTCTAAATGCCGCGTAATTTTCCACTGGAGGGGGGACCGAAGGGTTGAAACTTGATCCGCCTTTACCGCCGCCGCCGCCCATAATAAAACCTCCCCATTTCTATTGAAGGGAGGCCATTTTAACGGCGTACCTTATTGATTAAAGTTCGTAATATGAAACGACTGCGCTTACTCTTTGGCCCTCATAAGCCATATTACACATAAGCGGAACCTTGCCTACAATCGTGAACTTGCAAATTTTCTCTAAAAACTTAACCGCTTTTAAATTGGTTTCCGGGGTCATGCCCAGAAGCAGTTTCAAATTCGGGAAATACTTACGCCAATGATCCCGGCAGGCTTCCCAAATGCCCCTTTGATATTGCCCTACGCTGCAATGATGCGCCCAAGCTCCTATGTCGAAAATATCCTTTAACCACGAGATATGAGCCACCTGGTTATTTTTCCTGTTCACTAACAGAATTGGGTAAGTCCCTGGCCGCTTGATAAATTCCACCCAATCAAACGGGGTCTTTATCGTACCGTCATAAAAAAGCTCTTTGTCTTTCCCTTCATTCACTATTTGCGCCCATATACCGACTAAGACCTCATCGGGGACGCTCCAGCCGTCCTCTAATTTTACTAACGGGTAAATCTCAAATTTACTCGACCTCGATTCCATAAATATCCACGGTCCCCGTACCTGTGACCCGCACTGCTAACCTGTCGCCGGTGCAACCCTCCACCAGACGCTTGCGGGTGAGCCTGTCGCCGTTCAAGGGGTGCGTCTGCTTATTCACATCGTCAAGCAGGATATACCCGTTAGCCGTGCCGCCGGTGCCTACCTTCACATCATATTTGGCATACCGCGGGAAGTATTTACGCAACTGGTTAAAATCGGCGGATTGAATCTCCCACGCAATAGCCGTGCCACCATCGTCTGCCGAATCAGCATCTTCCCATTTCCACGCAAACCCGTTAATATCGCCGCCGAGCAGCCAATTATAAGTGAAGTTCCGGCCCACAGCCCGGAAGGTGGCCGAATATGTGTGGTGCATTAATTTCTGGGTCTGGAGATCAAGGACAAAAACATTGTCCGGGTACTCGGAAGTCCCGCCAGGATACCCGATATAAAGCCGTCCATGAAAAGCCCGGAGCCAGCAATTATCAAGATAGGTCCGGTTTAATCCGGGGATGCTCCCCACGGTGTCACCCTTAAAAATCTTGTCCAGGTTGCCCCGGCTAACCATCTGATCCTTGCCACCGGAATAAAGATAGATACCATCGTTTCCCAGGTGAAAAATCCCATGCCCCTTGACCGCCTCAAAACTCCGGTAATTCACTGTTCCGGTCTGGGCGCTCATGGGTAGAGGAAAGAAGCTCCCGGCCCCGGAACCGCTTATCTGGTAAATTTCGGTTTTGGTAGCTATATAAAGTACACCGTCAAGAAAAGCCCCCGCGATACAAGGATATTGCAAGGAGGATACTTCGATGTAATAGGTAGAAGGCCAGTATTCCGGCTGGTTTGGTAGGCAATAATAAAGATTATTGTCCTTTAAAATAAAACAGGTGCCATTAAAGTTTGGCCCCAGCACAACACTTCCCAATGGGGGGCGCTCATGGTTAGTCCATGATGCTTCTGTACCCAGGGCGGTATCCGCGGTGATCGTATCCGCAACCGTTGTGGCCTCATCGGGGAAGGTACTCTTGATAACAAAATCATCACTGGCGACTGAGGGATTCGCTTCCCATGAATGAGTTATGGCATAAGTGGTAAATTCGGTAAATGCCTGATAGGAAGTCCCGGCCACATAGGTCAACTCCCAATCATGCAGATAAACCCAGTCGTATTCGGTCCAGTCTAACGCTATGTCCTGGTCATGGTAATAGACCGTTCCCCCGGTCAAGGTCCGGTAAATCCTGATATGGGTGATTTGGGAGTCGGTCGGGAGCGTAACCCACACTTCCAGGCTTTGATTAGTCAGAGTAGCCGCAGCATCGGCGGCGGGGCTGGGGTTGCTTTCCCAAACCACCACATCGCCTTCTTTGCGTGCCCAGGTGTACTTTGCGTTATAATCCCCGGTCAACCCCACATTCTTACCAATTTTAAGCAGGGGTGCAACGGTAGGTGATTCCGATCCCCATTCCGTTACAGTTGATCCGGTGATTCGTTTCCTGTCGGTGCCATTAAGGGCGAACAGGGATTGCTCCATTGAATTGAAGGAACTATACCGGATCGCCTCCCAAGGGGCCTCGGTTAGCCCGGTTATAATAGATTCGTAGTTCAAATAAATATCATTGCCAGAAAAGACGTAAACGTCAGTTCCTTGTCCTAAGATGCGATTAATACTATTCATCAATGCGCCTGGGGTAGCATTAAAATAAATCGCATCCTCTGTCTCGGTAGTAATATCCGCTTCCCAGGTGAACACATAAGATTCAGAAATTGAAACATGGAAGGGATTAATGGAAGTCCCTGTAACATAATCAGATTCCCAATCATGCGTATAAGAATAATCATAGGCGTCATTCAGCCTAGTGCTGCCCTTGCGAGTCGAAGCTATTCCGGCCCTCTCCAAAGTGAGATTCGTACAACGGGTCATGGCCCCGGATACCATCATCTTACCCTGACTCTCCGCGGGCAAGTCTGCGGGATCGGTGCCTATGTCTAAGTTCCCGGAAGGGTTGAACCTAATCGGCATTTCTATTTACCTTCCTTAATTCCCTCTTGCTATCTAAATAATTTATATATTGCTTAATATCAGTAAATTCCCTTTGTTTAGTACAATCATCTAACCAATATTCAATATTAGCCAAGTAACATATTTTTACCCATGCATGAGGTTCCAATGATAAAGCCAGATTTCGCATAAACTCCTTATTATGACCTTGAGGGACATTAACTTGTCCTATCGGTCCATATAACCAGCGAAACCATGCAAACGTATTCATATTGCCGGGTATCCTTCGGGCAACCGCAGCCGCTTGCTGCTTGTCGGTTTCGGTTGTCCACCTAAACGGTAATCCCTGTCGCCAAGGGTTAGCCTGCTAAACTTCGCCAGGGCCTTTAGGCCGATTTCTTTTCTCGCTTTCCAGTAATCCCTCAGACTAGGTATAAACCCGTCTGTATCGGCCCCGTATGCCCTCTCAAGGGTGCCGTACTCGATATACTTGACTAAATAGTCAGGGAATGACCCCTCATCGGTCGTTTCCACAATATCATCGGGTTGGGCGATATAGACCGAGAACAGCGCATCCTCTGTATTAATAACGTCCGTAACCGCCCCATAGTCTGATTCATCTAACCACAGTTCGGCCATGTAATTAATTCCGGCCACATCGTCAAAAGTATCGGTAACATCCGGTTCCTGAATCGTTACGGACCCTGGCCGCGGATAAAGATAAATCAGGTTGGAAAAATCATCGGGTCGCCAATAATGGGTAGGTTGCCCCTCCTTAGTTCGATACCATCTATCACCGTCCCGGAGCCGCTTTTCATCTATCGGTTCAATCTTTTCCTGATCGTAAGCCATGAACTGCATCTTGTCGAATTTATGGTGCATCAGGATACCGGGCGGGTCCGCGGGGTTGCAGTAGTGCGCTTCCCAAGGTTGCGTTACCCGGTCCCCGTCCTCTGGGGTGTCCTGGTTTGTCAGCCAATACCCGGTTTCCCAAACGTAAACAATAACCCAGCCCCCGGCTTGATTGACTTGAAATGCCTGGATATAATCACCATAAAGATACTCATATTCCCAATCATATAGATAGGTGTAATCATATCTGGGCGGGTAATAATTAGCCTCTACCCGGATAAGCAGGTTGGTTTTCTGGGCAAACTCTATCTGAGCATCGTTGAAATAGGTTTGCAGGTCCATGCTTGTCCATATATCCCCGTTAGGATCACGAAGCATCCGGCGCAAGCGGGTTTCTAAGGCGGCAAAAGTAGTCATTTTTACACCGTGAACGGATATTCAGTTTCAAATATCCCCACATGATATTTATTAAAGTCAACATCATCTACCGTCTTAATGAACTGATATTTTATCAAGTCATTCGGCGTTTTTGCTTCAACTTGATCTGGAAACCAATAATAAATCACATTTGGCTTAAACCTTATCACACCGGAACCTCCTGCTTTTCTCGCTGCTGATATCCGCCATATTGATATTGACGTTCCGCCTGTACGGGCCTCAGTTGTGCTAACCCGGCCATTTCCAGATAACGCTCCAAATATTCCTGTGCTCGCTTTGCATCGCCGCGGCTGGCATAAAACTCACTTACTGCGTAATAAACCGCCGCTCGCTGGTAATTGTCTCGTAATCGTATCGGGGCGGTATCATCGCTGTACGGTTTAGGGATCATCACACAGTCAATTTCCAGTGTCACCCCTTGGGCCGATGGAGCCATATAAATTCCCAGGTGCGTTAACCCAAGTTGCAGGTATTGGAGGGGGGGGCCGGTGCGTTTCATCCACCAGCCGTCTTGGGCGCTGATAGCTAAAACATCAGTCCGTTCAAGTCGGCGGTGTTGGCTCCGGTCCCATACCCCCACAATCCACCCTAAGAAATCATTCTGCGGCGCTATCCGGTAAAATTGCCGGGAAGCGAGCAAAGAGAGATTATATGTCCGCCGGTAACTACCCGTGACCATGCACAACTCCTGAATAGCATCATTCAGGGAGGCCCGAATTTGCGCTATCCCGGTGTCATCATCGGTGAACACATCCGGCGAAGATGTATTCTCTCCTATGAGCCGCAAAGCATGGGTTTCAAGGGCGTTCATGGCTACTCATAAATAGGCGATATAATGAGAATAGCCCCGCTTGTCCCCCGCAACCAGGCCAATTTAATGTATTCCTGGTTTGCCATAGTCATCGAATCCCCAGCCGCCAAAGGATGACCCGCGGTATCAGGAACAGAATCGCCATAGGCAATTTCACCCGCTTGGGTAATCACGCTGATGAATACTTGATTAGCAACCTCTTTACCGTCTGGTGATTTGATAGCATCCCCGAAAGCGGAATCATACATAGTCGCCAATCGTTGATAACTGGCAGCAAGTGCGTATATCTTAGTATTTCCCGGCCTCATATTTGGCCCCCTTAGAGATTACCGATAGATGTTAGCCCGAACCAGTTATCGGAACCATCGCCCACTTGATTCTCATTGATGATAATCGGCTCCAGGGTTTCATAGCCGCCCATATCCGGCCCCTGCCAGTTAGCCTGATCCTCTGCCGTACCGATCCCCAGGGCTACAATCGCCTGATCTGACGGCCCAATGGACCGCGGCTGAATGTAAATGGCCCCGTTAATCAGCACTGCGTCAAACGGAGCGCGCCGATAATTCATCTTGCCGGTAGTTTCATCTTTACCAATCTGGTAATAAACCGGCTGCGTCCTGACATTAGAGAAGATTTTACCCATTGACGATTATTCCTCCTAAAGCGACTTTGACTTTATCCCCGAGTAAGTCGGGGTTTTCTTCCAAATTCTTCTTATAAACCGATTCGGTCACGATTACCTTTTCGCCGAAGTGTCCGAGCTTATATTGACCGTCAAGGAATACCCGGAACCCGGCTTGTTTGGCATGGACACAAAAACTCATATCCTCCCCTACGTGTTCACCGTTGCGCCCGGTCATGTGAAACCAGGGGTCTTCCATACCCTCGAAAACTTCCCGCTTAGTCATTATTGCCCCGAACCCTACCGAATCAACCTCGCAAAGACAGTTTGGAACCTCAATTAGCGGGTAATGAGTATACGGGTTCTCGTTTGTGTCCTGCACATAAGCCACAGGGAAGTATGGCTTTGTCCGGTTAAAATACAGGGCGCTAATCATATCGACTTCCGGCCTGACAAAATGCCGTGCCAGGTGGCAAATTAAATCCCGTTCAAAGATGTGGTCAGAATCAAGCCACATGAAATGGCTAAAGGGTTTATCATCATGGATAGACTTAAGGGGCAAGGCAGCGCGCACTAGCTCATTCCTAGCCCAATGTACTACCGTCCTTTCAATGATCCCCATATCCTCTACCCGTAACCCTTGGCTATGAGAATAAGCTACAGCGTTTACTACGGCCCTGATCCATTGCGGTTCCATATGGACAATAGGTGATAAGACACACACCCGCATGGTGGAAAACATCGCCTGTTCGCTAACTGTGAAAGCGTTCTTCATGCCAGGTCCACAATTTAGGATGTTTAATAATCTGAACAATCATTTCCCACCAGGATAGATTTGTGGGTGACATTCTTGCCCCGCCGCATTTAGGGCAAACATGGGGCGGTTCGTGAATATCCCAATTACTGACCACTCCCCTACAGAGCGTACACCGAAAGAATGGAAGCCCTTTGCTGCTCATAAAACCTCCTTTTTGGGTTTATATTTACGCATTTTCTTTAAATATTCAGTTCTGGGATGACCTTTTATTTCCACCTTTGCCCAATCATCTACTTTGATTTTCACAAAGAGAAATCGTTGTTCCCAAATAAAATTTCTAAAGTGTTTCCCCAATAACCTCAATAACCATACCGGCACCCAATTATATTCTGCAAAAGGCACCCTCGCATATCTTACCAAAACAACCGGCAATATCTTTTGTGATGCTGCCCATGAATTAAGCGATCTCCCACCTGTTCGATTTGCTACCCCGTCAAAACTGAAAAGTCCTATGACCTGTAAATGATCTCTATAAACTAAGGCCGTATCACTTGAGGGGTCAGGAACCCTCACTTCAATTTGCCCACCTGGTTTTAATATTCTTGCACATTCACTAAATGCTTCCCACCAATTCTCAAGGTGTTCAAAAACATGGTAAGCATAAATCGCATCTATGCTGTTATCCTCCCAAGGGTAGGGAGTTTTATTCAAATCCCATAAAACATCGGGTTTACAAGCTGGGAACCCGTCAACATTTATTCCACCGACAAATTTTCTGTATCCGCATCCTATGTTTAAGACAATTTGTGAATCATCTTGTTCCACAAACTTGCGACTTGCTTCCACGTTAAAACCCCCTTGGTAAGAGCGGCGCGCCTAATCATATTCCGGTGTGACCGCGGGTTATTTAGGATGTTAACTAAGTTCCTTACCATCTCCAGTTGATAAACCATGTAATCGTGGGGCTGAAATTGGGTAAGCATCCCGTTTACCCCATGCCGCACCCACTCAGGGGTTGCCCCCAGGTTCCCGGTAGTGAACACCGGCGTACCGCTTGCCAGGGATTGCAGGACCGCATTAGAGCAGATTTCAGGGTAATTCGAGGGGAGTATCATGCCCCCGGCCCGCCCCAATTCCTCCGCTAACTCCGGCTGCGGTATCGGGTCCATAAGTTCAATCCCGGCTTCCTGGCAAGATTTGTATTTTAGTTCGTGACTATCACTCCCCTCATTAGGGTGTAGAACCGCATGGTTACTATAAGCCCTCATCTTAATATCCCGGTCCAGACGGGTCTTAGTCGCCTCATAAATCAAGGGCAGACGTTCCATGCCGCGGTTCGGATTAGCAATATAAATCAGGTAATCCAGGTCTTTTGTCCTGGGATAAAACATTTCCTTATTGACCCCATTCGGAATAATAAAGGATTTGGGGTTAGCCAAGGTCGGGTAAAAGGTATGCCATACCCGGCTGGCGTAGTGGCTCATATAAACCACGCTGGCAAAGGCGTTAATGGTCTTAGGCTGGGGGATAAATCCGTTATGGGGTAGATCATGGGTCCAGAGAATACGCTGGTTTGCTCTAATCTCAGGATACCCGGCCCCCGCCCCCCTGTTACAGATAAGAAAATCATAGGCTTGATCTTGCGGTTCGTTAATCCACTTGGTTCCGAACCGGGTCATGCCCGGCTGCTTAACGTCTGACAACACCGTTACGCTATATCCCAGGCATGACAGACCATCGGAAACCGCAAAGAGGCTCGATACCATGCCGCCCCGTGCCCTGGTTTGCAAATCATCAATCGTCTGTAGTTTAGTGCTGCGGTCGATAAACATTATTTTCATAAAGCCCAAGTGGGGCGGGCGGCCCGCCCCGGTTAGAGGTTTAGAGTGCCCGAATGAAAACTTTGGCAGTCAGGTGGTACTGAGACGAGGCGGCGGAACTCGATACCGCTTCACACAGGAACCCAAAAGCCTTAGAAGTGCCTAATGTGGTGGCCGGAGTCAGACCCCATTCGGTCGCCACAACAGACAGGTTAGCCCCAGTCGGACTATCGCCAGCACTCGAATAAATATAAGCACTAGAACGATAACCGTAAATCTGGATTTTTCCGTAGCCATTATTGGCAATATCCGCATCGGCTACCCCGGCAAACGCCTGGAGGTCATCGGTGCTTGCCTTAGTGACCCGGACACCGTCCACACTGGCCCCAGTGTCAAATACGCATGAATACCCCGCGGTCATCGTACTGCCGGAAACATTCTGGCAGATGATGTAAATCTTCTCCGCATCACTCCGATTGATTCTCTGAAAAAGCATTTGTGATCCTCCCGTTTTTGGGGCTTTCACCCCGTTTCACTGACGGCGTACCATTAGGGAGGCCCGTTGATTTGGGTTAAAGGTTACGCCACGATGCTCTGGCTGATCCGGCTGGCCATCCCGAGTTTCCGGGGATTGCTAACGCTGGCCTGACCCATGAACATGACCTTGCTAGTTTTCGCAGACTGATTTTCCGGCTCCACGAAGGGGCTAGTGATAAAATCAGTCTGCTTGTCAATTACCAGTTTGTAAAACTGAGTATTCAGGAAAAACGCCGTGCCCGTGGTAATCGCCGCTGTCCCGGTGTAGAGGTCGGGTACGAGTTCATCCCAAACCATCGTGGCACCTTTGCATTTGATGGTCTGGAAGCCCATATCGGCCATGCTCTGATCGGTGTACCGGACTTGCTGATCCAGGGCGTTTTCATAGGTTTCATAAGAAACCTGGTCCGTAACCACCAGGTTAGGACCGGAGCCGTCGGCCCCGCGGGTACACCAGTTATACAACCGATGCAGGCCAACTTTCAGGCCGGCGTAGGTGCTAACAGTTAGGCCGAATTTGTGGCCGGTATCAGCGGAAGCGCCCAAAGTACAGATATTGGGCCTCCACCAGCTATAGGTGGCCGCGGCGATATTGCCCACGTTCCCGCCCGTGGTGGGGTCGGTGTTCGGCGCATAACGCAGAAAGTAACCCAAGGGCAGCAAATCTTTAACCGAATTGCCCGGCACAAAAGTTGCCGCGCTCACGGTTCCCCGGATCAACTGCTCGTTGACCGCCGCTTTCATGCTCATTTCGCACTGCATGATTTTCTTCTCAAGCAGTTTAAGCAGAGCAGATTCGCCACTGTTTTGCCGTTCCTCCCGGTGACTAATGGAGATAGTACCGGCAATTTCAGACCATTCAAAGAAGGCCGTGGTGATACCGTCCTGGGGCTTTACCGTGATGGTTTCATACCCCTGGTAAGAAGACACGGTATCGTTCAGTTCATACATTAACGGTTGAGCGACACGCTCCCCACCATCCTGATATTCAACGCCGTCTTTCGACTTGAGGGCCGCAAGAAAAGCATTGAACCGGAAAATATTATCAACCATTTTCTCTCTATACGCGAAAAGAGTGGTTGACAAAAGCGCGTCATAATTAACGGTATAGCTACTGGGCGCACTTGCGCCGGGGTTTCCCATGATTTATCCTCCCGAAGCGAGGCGTTTACGGGCGATTTCCACCGCCGCATTAAATGCATCACCCGATTTCATCTTAGTTATGTCCGGGCTTGCCGGTTCACTACGGGAGGTTCTTGTCGTACCGCTCACTTTGGCCTGTTCAGCTTTGCTCTGGAATTTAGACAGCGCCGTTTGTACTGCCCTGGAGGTCAAAACCTCCTCCGGGACTGACAAGCGATAAAGCATCGAAACGTCATTTACCAGTGTCGGGTGCTGTTGCAGCATAGACCGCATATCATCCTCATAGGTTTTCCACATCGGGTCTATTTCGGATAACTGGCGCTCAATGTTCGTGGCGGTTTGTTTTTGTACATTGCCCAGGAAAGGTTGCAGTTTAGCCATAATGCGCTGTTCTGCCCGTTCCTCAGCCTTGGTCATCACCTCATCCCAGGACTGCGGTTCCCAATTCTGCGGCGGTTGTACTTGCTGATCTTGAATTGCTTGCGCCGCCTGCGCCCTGGTGAGGCTGTAACCGTATTGCTGCGCCACTTGCTGCATCTGGCCTATCGGGTCACGCATGAATTGATTGTAAGCCTCAATTTTCTGCTTTTCCCCCGATATACCCTGCATCTTCTTGGTAAACGCCGCCTGCATCTGCTTATAGGCTGGCTTTAGTTCTTCGCTTAGACTTGAAGGGTCAAAGAAAGTGGGTTCCTCCGGGGTCTGGGGCGCGCCTGGCGCTTGTCCAGTGTCCGGGGAAGGTTGGGTGGTAGCTTGTCCGGGCGTGGCGGTCGGGGCCGCTGCGGGCATCCCTGTATCGGGAGCCGCCGGGGTTATCCCTTCCGGCATCGTCACGGGGCTTGTGCCCTCGGCTGACATAAAAGAACCTCCTGGTTTTTGTTTCCCAGGAGGCCGTATGGGGCGTGCTGGTGGGTATTTAATCCGCTAGTGCGGGTTAAAGCGCAAGTATAGCCCTAATCATCCCGATAATGTGACGATACACATCGGGGAGTTTGCTTCTTAACTGCTTTAGGACGGCTAACAATTCATTTTCGTCCATTATTTAGCCTCTATAAAAAAATCATATCTCTGAAAATGCACACAATTTGCACATATATGAAGTTGATCCCCTGTAAAACCTTGTTCATGTTTGCGTGCCGACAGAGCATTAATTTTTATATATTCCTTAAACACTTTAGGATAACCATTGAATAACCAATATCCATTGTAATAGCTAATCGCATAATGGACACAGTTAGTTTTATCGCAGGGCCTAAGTTCTTTTTCGTCCATTAATCTTTCCTTTGAAACATATCTTGACGGTTGAATTTGTCGCAAAATATACATTTTAATAAGCAGCTAGGAATAAATGTATCAACTTTACATTTTATTTCCTGTTCACTCAAATACCCTTGATAATATTTACAATCACTATTTAAGCATGGATAAACTATTTTACTTATTTGGCTTTCGTCCACGTTTAACCTCTTTCAATGCTTCATTGATTTTTTTAGCACCAGCATCGGACAATTCCGATTCACCATGCAATATTGCTGCCATTTCAGCCTCACAAATGGCGCACAGGTCGTATTCAGTACCATCACGATAACTTTTTAACGTCATGGTTGCCCTTGCCATGTGTTTTTCACAGAATCTTGCCATAAGTTATCCACACTCCACTAAACCCTGCTCTTTTAGTTTAGATTTCTTGTCCTGGCGGCTCTTGATCCACTGTCCATGAGGACTTCTCTTAGGATCGGCCAGATTTTCATCAAAATAAGGCTCCAGATCGCAAATTATGCGGGTAGCGGATATGAGGCGCTCGGTTTTAGCCCCGCATTGAGGGCAAGAAACGTGTATTTCCGCTATTTTCGCCCAAATGTCAGTTAATTCACCACAATTTGGGCAGGATACGTCATAGATTGGCAATCTTTTATCCTTTTTTGTGTTAATTCAGTCCTAATTTTAATTTGTATTCTCCATAGTTTCCCATGATTATCAGTTTTTAATAAATAATTGCTCATTTCATCCATCATTTGAAAAACTTGATCCGGGGTCGCCCAGCCATGCCATTTGGGAGTGTCACTCATTGTCATACCTATACCATAATGGGAAATTTAGTAATTCACGATTGAAACTAGATATTTCTACCCTGGCCGCAAATACGCAATTTTTTATATGTTTGGTTGTTTCATCATATATGTGAATCTCGAATAGATATTTACCAAATAGTTTAATGTACCACCATTTTATTGTTCCACGGGAACTCATTGTTAAGCAGCGCCACCCCTAATATTATTTATGCCAGCCGCCATGCCCCCGCCTATCGCTGCCGGGTTCTGTTGCATCACGTTTGGCATACCACCCACGCCCGCCACACCCGCTTCTTGTTGGGCCTGCATTTGCGTCTGTCCAGTTGCCAACTGTACTAATTCCTTAACCAAAGCCTCATCATAAATATGATGTAGTTCGGCCATCTTCTTGACCAATCCCGGTGATTGCGCCATCCAGGGAGCTTGCACCACCAGACCCAAAAAAGCCATCCATTGCGCCCGTTCTATCTCCGGCAACTGCGGCGTGGTCGCCCCCATATTAACACTAAATTGATACTGACCTTCAATATCGCTATAGTCGGTAGTCTTTACCAGTTCCCAATATTCGCCTTCCGGCCCGCCAGCTACTTTAACAGCCTGGTCTTTAGTGATATTCGCCTGCACCACCTGATCCAGTTTCTTAGCCGTTTCAACCACAAACTCCATAACCAGACCGATTTTATCGCCTTCCCTTACCTGAGTTCTTTTCTCAATTACCCCGGCCTCAGTAGCCGAATCAATCCCGGCCCCAGACCCCATTTGATTTGACCCGATAGCCAATTCCTGAAAATCAGCCCGGAGCATATTCAATTCCATAATGGTAGCCTGATCTAGGGGTGCATCCTGAATCGGGGTTACAGCTTGTCCAGGTTGATTTTTCAATATAACCGTGCCGTCCTCACCATGTTCAAGTTTAGCTGCAGCCGTCTCTGCATCATCAAAAGCTGGAGCATAAGCCTCATATCTCCGGTTAAACCGCTTTCGGTGTATTACCATCTTAGTGCGAATATCGTTTGTCGCTTTCTGAGCGTCAAGTAACTGACTGATCGGCGGCATTGGATACCATGATGCATCCCTTTGGATAAATCTCAAGTCGGCAAACGGATCACCTTCTATGCCTGGCGGCAAATCTCCAGGGGCAATCAAAAATTCATCGTTTAGTCCCTCAGCCACCACGCACCATTGCTTGTCTTTCAGACTATAAATTTCCCAAATAACACAAGTATCCGGGTCATCATCCGATTTATTATCAATCGCCATACCTTTCTTGCGGCGCTCTTTCTCTTTTTGGGCCTCATCGGATAACTCGGTAGGTTGCACTTTATCAATGGCGCTCTTTTTATACCGCTTATCCTTTTTTAAATCCTCTATCGGCATTTTAACGCGCTGAGCTTTCCAGTTCACCTCGTCATTAAGAAATCCGGCCTCAGCATCTACTAAAAAATCATTCGGGTGAACCCGACAGATTTTATAGGCTTCGTTTGCCGGGATAGTTTCAGGCTCAAGAATTGCCTCCCCATTTTCTCCCAGCATAGGGATTTCTGTGTCTTCGTTATAAATGTTTTTCCCAGCATCGGGGTTGTCTATCAAATCGGCATAATAATGGATTTTCAATATCCCAAACTGGAAATGTGCATCAAAGATAGACAGCCGGGCTTTCGGCTTTAACTTAATCTCTTCCTTGAGATAGTTAATCATCGCCTGCCTAACTTTGGCCTTTTTTTCCATCAATACTACATCAAGCGGGTTAGGGCTATACGAGGTCGCGAGTTTTACATAAAAATAAGGGTCGGTAGCATAAAGCGTAGGGAGTTCTGATTGCAGAGTAGAGAATATCCGATTTACTACGAAGTAATCACCTGTACCGGGCGGGGCCTGTCGTCCCTCATAATAATCATAGCACTTCCCTACTTGAAATTGAGTCCGCCACTCTTCCTTGACCTTCTTGGCGCGCTCAATCTTCTCAAGCCATTTCTGCGGTTCGGGTTTATCGGCTTTGACTGATTTAGGTTTTTTGGGCAATTTTTGCTATCCTTTTTTGCTTCACTTTGGCCATAATATATTTAAATGAAGGACACACCCTAACATCTTGCACATTTAACGGGTGCCGAGTTTCACCCATGGCCTTCATCATTGCCAAGGATTCTTTGCTAATCGGCCCCAATTTTCCACTTCCCATTCCCATAACTAAAACCTCCCTGTCCTATAGTAAGCTATTCACTCTTTTGATATAAGTCAGGTTTATTAAACCTACTACAATGTAAACACGAGTTGCGTTTAAGTGAAGAAAACAAAAATACTCTTGGCTCAGCCTCAATATGAACTATTCTTATAGACTTTCCGTAATATTTGCAATCTTGCGATTTACATGGAAATGTATCTAAGATTGTTGGTTCAGGCTTGTCTTTAAATGGCCACACTATAAACGGCCCGTCCTATATGCATCGGTTAGGCTAATCCCTTTCCTGGCCGCAAATTGTTTCGCCTTGATATATTTCCGCCGCTCCGCCTGAAAACTCCCAGAGTCCTTTTCTATAGCCTTCTGGGGGCGCATCGGGCGGGTCATGCAGGCATACCGGGTCATTTCTGGTAAATGATCCTCAATATCTTTCTTGACCACATCCTCCGGGTTATTCTCATCTTCCCGGAGCATTTCCATGCATCTCCACCAGTGGTCAAGGTTGCGCCGGGCATAAAGCCACGGTTGTCCTTCCTCATCTAATTGCAGCCGATGGTGGATTTGCTGCCAACCGATTATCCGAGCGTCATCCGCCTTTATGAAATGCACCCCTTCCCGGCCCATTTCCTCAGCCGGTGAAGGCCCCATGATCCCGTCTTTACTCCGTTTAGGATTAAAAATATCTGGCCCCGCTACCCGCCAGCGCGGTTTAAGATTATGCTCTTTCTCCATAGCAAGGATAGTCCGGGCGATTTCAGTGTCCGTTTGCCGCATCCCGATATTCTCGCCTCCAGGCTTCAACGCATAGTGCATCCGGTCCAGATAAAGCCGCCCGTTATAATCTACTCGCCATAGTCCATAGGCCCAAGGACGCGCATATCCCCAATCAAACGCCCCGAAGGTTTCCCATTCGAAAGGCAAGTCGCCATCGAACCCATGAACGTCTCGGTTAAGCTCTGCAAACTTTTGCCCCTCGAAAGCGTCCCAGATACCTTCAAGCAACCGCATACGCTCAATTTCGGGCAACTGCATGAGCCGGTTGATATAGGTCGGATCATTGTCTGTCAGAGTCGGGTTGTCAGCAATCTTAGCTGGAATAAATACCCGCGGCAACCCCGTATCCTCTCCCCAGATAGTCGTAAACGGCTCCACCACACCGATCCTAAACCGTTCCTTGAGCCACCTATGCGCCGGTCCCCCTGGGTTACTCCCATACCGTACCCGCAAAGGAATTAACGGGTTAGTAGTCCGGCACCGGCTATGCAAGTAAATAAGCTGTTTAGGAATAAATTGCCCCGCCTCATCAAAAGCCACATACTGAAATTCATCGCCCAGGTAATTATAATGACTATCGCTTTCCGCCATGTGCCCCAATTTTATTGTCGCCCCGCCCGGAAATGACCACCTATGCTCAGAGGCTTTGTACTCGCCTCCAATAAGCGGGTAATATTCTCTCGTCCTGTCAATAACCTCTTGTAGCTGAGGAAAGGTGCGCCGGAAAATAATCGCCTTATAATCGCTAAATCCCACATGGCGAGTCGCTTCCATGATAAGACAATCTGTTTTACCGCCTCCAGCCGCCCCACCATAAAGAACCTCATATTCCCACCTTCCACAAAAATTCTCCTGGGGGCCTGGGTGCGGATACCATGCGTATTCACCCATGATTAGGGGGCCTTTTAATTTCACCCCGTAGCCATCTTTCTATCTGATCTAAAATAACGCATAACCCAATCGGTATTGCAATAAGACCGAAAACACTCAGGATGGCTAAAATTAAATTACCCATGCAACCTCATTAATTGTCCGAAAATACTTTCTTTCATTCGTTTATCAATAAAAATACTTTCGGCTATTTTTTCCAGTGTAAATTCAATAAGTCTATCTCCTTTAAACCCACGAGACTTGCCCCACAAAGAACACTCTGATATGACCTTATTTATGTTCATCCATGCAACCTCTGTTCCGGCTCTTCGTCTTTTTGCTTAGGACGATCCATTGTCGGCGGCAATCCTATAGTCGGACCCTGGCGCTTGTCAGTTATCGTCTGTTCAGATTCTTTAATCAATAGCGCCTCGTTATAGAGCTTCGCAAAGGCTGCCCGCGCCGCCGGCTGCACATCAGGGTCAATGCTCATCCTAAGATAATGCTCTTCAATAGTCCTGCCAGTCTCTTTCTCTATAGCCTTGGCAGCCTTTATATAGGCTTTCTTTACCGCCTCTGAATAATACTTGACAGTCTTAGGTCTGCCGCCTGCTTTCTTTTCACCCTTGGGCATTATTTCCCCTTTCCCTTCCCCTTGCCTTTACCCTTGCCCTTACACTTGTTTTTCATGGTTCCCCCCCTGTGAAACTTAAATTTGCGAGAAAAGGGACTCGCCTGGAG